AAGAGAAAAAAAGCCTAAATTCCTCAGTCAGTTTGAGGTACAGCTTCTTGTTAAAAGTCTTAACCTTGACGGTAAGTTAGGATATGGAGTGACTGATAAAATGGTTGCCAGGGTTAAGGAGATCGACGAGGAACTTAATCGTATAGACGACGAGGTCGATATCCTTACGAAAGCGATGGACAGAATGTACAGGTACAGGGATTTTCTGAAAAGAAAATACTTTTACCGTGACACAATTTTTCATTACAGCTACGGCTATGAAGTTCTGAATTTCAATTTTACCGACAATGACTTGAAAGTCCTTATCGACATACGGGAACAGCGCCGGCGGGCGCTGCTGGACGAGATGGCAAGGCTGTGAAAGGAGAATAAATGAAAGACAGCGAAAATAAAAAGCTTGAACGTATTCAGGAGATCGACCGGAAGATACACCAGCTTGACACAGAGATAGACGTGCTTGCGGAATCGTTCGCGCTGCTTATCCAGGGGAAGAAAGCGCGGCGGGAGGCGCTTTCCGACGAGTTGCGAAAAGTGATAGCGGGTGAAGAAGAATGAGCCTTGCCGACGAACTGTTTATAGAGAACTGCCGGGATATTATCGCCAATGGCGTTTCGGACGAGGACTGTCATGTCCGTCCCCACTGGGAGGACGGCACTCCCGCCCATACGATAAAGAAATTCTGTATCGTGAACCGTTATGATCTCCAGAAGGAGTTCCCGATAATGACGCTCCGCCGGGTTTACTATCGCTCCGCCATTGATGAGATACTCTGGATATACCAGAAGAAATCCAACCGTGTGGCTGACCTTTCGTCCCATATCTGGGACGCCTGGGCGGACGAAAACGGCACCATCGGCAAGGCGTACGGCTATCAGCTCGGCGTGAAGCACCACTACCCCGAGGGAGATTTCGATCAGGTGGACAAGGTGCTGTACGACCTGAAGCACGACCCGAACAGCCGCCGTATCATGACCAACACCTACAATCACGCCGACCTCAGCGAAATGCGGCTGGCTCCCTGCGCCTATTCCATGACGTTCAACGTCACCGGGAACAGGCTCAACGCGATACTCAACCAGCGCAGCCAGGACATGCTCACCGCGAACAACTGGAACGTCTGCCAGTATGCGGCGCTGCTCATCATGTTTGCGAAATCCGCGGGATTTGAGCCGGGCGAGCTTGTACACGTCATCGCTGACGCGCATATTTACGACCGTCATATCGACGCGGTCAAGCGGCTCATTGAGAAGAAGCCCTATCCTGCCCCGGAAATGCAGGTGGAGGATATCGCGGATTTCTACAGATTCACGAAAGACAGCTTTGCGGTGGTGGATTACAGATATCATGAATTTGCCGTTAAAATTCCGGTCGCAATATAGGGCGGTGATGTTATCCGATATTTGATACTTTACCATCACACGACCGCCAGGAAGCCGCGATGGTACTGCGACAAGCATGAGTGCGGCGTTACTGAACACGTTCACAAGCCTGCGTGCTGGGTGTGTCGGCATTTAAAGCCTATGAGCGCGTTTTACTCAAAGAAAATATCCCTTTCTGCGAACGATTCCCGCAAAAATGAAGATTTTTGCGGGAATTTCGGGAACGGTTCGTCCGAAAATAGCAAAAAATCCGCTGAAAGCGATATTTTTACGCGTAATTCGTTGAAAAGCAGCGGTTGTTGTTATAAAAAATGCCGGAATCGTTCGAAAAAGGCGGGTAAAGCTAAAAAACGGCGATAAAAGGCGAAAGGATATGAAGTTTATCAGGAGCTCCGACATCTGCGCTGCGTTTTTGCAGCGGAATTGTCGGAAACGCTGCCAGGACGCAGCAAAAACGCGCGGCTTTTTTTCTGCGCGTTTTTCTGGTATTTATTAATATTTGATGATATTTGCTGATAGTTTGTTTGCTGTGGAAAGAAAATGCGCCGATGGGGTACCAGCCCATCGGCGCGAATGCAAAAAGGTTGTACTAATAGATTAGCCTTGGTAGTGCATATATATTATAAAGCACATAAATTCAAATGTCAAGGGGACATTTTGAAATGTTCGCGGCGATTTTTGAAATTGCATTTAAAAAGCGGGGGTAAATTTAAAAATGGGGGAAAATGAGAAGATAGAATTCGAACTGTCGAGAAATACTCGGGAGTTGATGAGGGAGATTTTTTCGCGGCTAAAGCCGCCGCCGGCTATAAGTATATCGGAGTGGGCCGACCGGTTCCGCATGATATCGCCGGAGGCTTCCGCCGAGCCGGGGCGGTGGAGAACGTCGAAGGCGCCTTACCAGAAATTCATGATGGACGCTATTTCCGATCCGAAAACAACAAAGGTCGTAGTCATGACGGCGGCACAGATAGGAAAGACGGACGCGCTCATATTGAATCCTACCGGATATTACATACACAACGATCCGTCGCCGATAATGACTATGGAGCCGACCTTACAGATGGGCGAGGCGTATTCAAAGGACCGTCTTTCCCCCATGATACGGGACACTCCGGTATTATCGGCGCTTATTAATGACAAAAGCCGGACGAGCGGCAACACGATATTGCAGAAGGTCTTTCCCGGCGGGCATGTGACCATTGTCGGCGCGAATTCGCCTAGTTCGCTTGCGTCCAGACCTATCCGGGCGCTGTTCGCGGACGAGATAGACAGGTATCCGTTTTCCGCAGGCAACGAGGGTGATCCGCTGCTGCTTGCGGAAAAGCGACTTACTACGTTCTGGAACAAGAAGATAGTGTATGTATCCACTCCGACCATCGACGGGCTTTCCCGCATTCAGATCGAGTTCGAAAACAGCACTAAAGAAGAATGGAACGTGCCGTGTCCGCACTGCGGAAAGTTTCAGCCGCTGCTCTGGTCCCAGGTGCAGTTCGACAAAGCTGACCTGACCGATATCAACTATGTATGCGTGCACTGCGGGGCGGTCTGTAAGGAAGCCGAATGGAAGCAGCAGTATATCAAGGGAAAGTTCGTCGCGGCGTTCCCGGCGCGAAACGTGCGGGGATTTCACCTTAATTCGCTTGCTTCCCTGTTCGTGGACTGGCGGGAGGTCGTCGAGAAATTCCTTGAAGCTAACAAAAAGGCTAAGGAGGGTAACGTCGAGCTGCTCAAGGTCTGGACGAACACAGAAATGGGCGAATGCTGGCATGAGCAGGGTGAACAGCTTGCGGAGGACGAGCTGTACAAGCGCCGGGAGAAATACGGCTGCATGGTGCCGAAAGAGGTGCTCGTGCTTACTGCCGGCGTGGACACCCAGGACAACCGCTTTGAAATTGAAGTGGTTGGCTGGGGCGTTGAAAAGGAAAGCTGGGGTATCCAGTATCAAGTCATTTACGGCGACCTCAAGCAGCCGCACGTCTGGGAGCAGCTCGGTGCGTTCCTGGAACAGGAGTTCGAGAGGGAGGACGGTCAGAAACTCCGGATAGCCTGCACCTGCATGGACTCCGGCGGTCATTTCACGACCGAGGTATACCGCTTCTGCAAGAAAAGATACTCGCAGAACGTATTCGCCATCAAGGGCTACGGCGGCGCAGATGTGCCGTACATCAGCCGCCCGACAACCTCAAACCGGGTAAAGACTCCGCTTTTCAAGATAGGAGTCGACACTGGAAAGGCCTTGCTGGCGCAGCGGCTGAAAGTAGTCGAGGAAGGTCCGAACTACTGCCATTTTCCCCGCGACCGGGGGCGCGGATATACTGAGGAATATTTCCGGGGACTTACAGCCGAACAGATGGTCATGAAATACGTCAAGGGGCACGCGGTCATAACCTGGGAACTGAAGAATCCGTCCTATCACAGAAACGAGCCCTGGGATATCCGGAACTATGCCACCGCCGCGCTGGAGATCGCTAACCCCGTACTCATCGCGCCGGAGAACCGCGCCGCAAGGCGTAGAAGAACGCAGCGGCGGACCGTATCAAGCGGAATAATATGAATTCGAAATTCCGGCGGTGGTTGTAAATGACTTGCATGATTTTGGTGACAAACTTGGGGGAGAGTTGGAAGGGATATGCGGCAGTTCAATATGGGGCGGATATGGGAGAGCGGAAACTTTGATATAACTTTTAAGCAACTTCGGAGTAACCTGAAGTTCCGGGGATTGTTTCCGCTGCCGATTGGCAGCGCCGGAAATATTGCGTTTTATATTCAAGTGCTTTTCTGGGACGAATAGCACGAATGTGTTGACGTTCGGCGCTTTTCGCGTTATAATATTGACTGTGAGATGTCAAGACGCATATGTCTCCTTTTGACCCGGGTGTTGCACCCGGCGAAAAAGACAGCGCCCTGCAGAATGGGCGCTGTTCCTTTCGGTTGATATTCGGATAGAAATATCCGGATTGAGATAAACCTTTCTATAACCGGCTGATGTACGCCAGTGCGTCAGTTTTCCCATGGCATGGCAAAAAGCGGCGGTCCTTTGCGCAGGACTGCCGCTTTTTTGTTTTCGGCTAACCCCGAAGCAAGTAGTATTGGTCTGCACAGGCATTTTCATGGGGTCGCGAAAATGCCGCCTCAAATATTCAACTGTTTCCTAAACGAAAATAGTTGCGGTCGCTGCATTTTTGCAGCGGTCTTTTTGGTTTTACGGTGAACGATTCGTTCGCCGTTTATTTTTTGCCCTTTTTCGGGAACAGCCATAAATAATTGCAAAGTCCTGCGGGCGGCTGCGCGTCAGTGCGAATCCAGATATGCTATCATGACACTGGGAAAATATACGATTTTACGGATTATATACATGGCGGTGAATAAATGGGCGGGATTACAGTTGAGATTGCTCGGGAAAAGCTGAACACCTGGCTTGAGGCGGAGGAAGCGCTTGCGACCTCGCAGAGCTACACAATGGGGACTATGAGCCTAACCCGCGCCGATCTCAAGCAGGTCAGGGAAAACATAACCTACTGGAACGACATGGTGACGAAGCTTGAGCGCGCCGGAAAAGGACGCAACCGCATTTATCGCGGTATTCCGATGGACTGACGGAGGTGAACGGCGGTGAACTTCATAGATAAGGCCATAGCCTTTATAAATCCGCAGGCTGCGGTCAAGCGCGCCGCCGCGCGTAACGCGCTTTCGGTGCTGGATTCCGGTTATGGAAACTATGGCGCTTCGTTCACGCGCAATTCACTGCGCGGGTGGAACTCATACGGCGGTTCGGCGGACGAAGATATCCACGAACACCTTGACACGCTCCGTCAGCGAAGCCGCGATCTTTATTCCGGCGTTCCGCTGGCCACGGCGGCGCTTAAGAAAATGCGCACTGCGGTGGTCGGTCAGGGCTTGAAACTGACATCGCAGGTGGATTTCAGATTCCTCAAGATGGACGAGGAGCGGGCGCGGGAGCTTGAAGCGCAGATAGAGCGGGAATTCAGGCTGTTCACAGATTCGCCGGACTGCGACGCTGAACGTATCGATAATTTCGAGGAGTTGCAGCAGCTTGCTTTCTTCAACTGGCTGATGAGCGGCGATGTGCTGGCGCTTATGCCGCTTAAAAAGCGCGCCGGGAATCCGTATGAGCTGACTATCAGGCTCATTGAGGCGGACCGGGTGTCTACGCCGTCCGACAAGCTTTCCGACCCGCTTATCGAATCCGGCGTTGAAAAGGACAAGTCCGGCGAAGTCATAGCCTACTGGGTGGCGAACAATCACCCGCTTGCCGTTGACAACGTGCGGGAGGTCACCAAGTGGACCAGGGTAAAGGCTTACGGCGACAAGACCGGCCGCCGCAACGCACTGTTCATCTGTTCGCGGGAGCGTATAGGGCAGGTGCGCGGCGTGCCGTTCGTCGCGCCGGTCATCGAAGCGCTGAAACAGCTCGGGCGGTACACGGACGCCGAACTTATGGCGGCGGTGATCTCCGGAATGTTCACGGTATTCATCGAGAAAGAGGGAGTTTCGGAGGAAGTTCCGGTCGGGGAGGTAGAGCCCGTTGACGAGGGCGACCGCACCGCCGCCGGGGCTATCAGGCTCGGAAACGGCGCTATCGTCGATCTTCAGGACGGCGAAAAGGCGCATGACATCAATCCGGGACGGCCGAACGCGAACTTTGACGGATTTGTCCGGGCGGTCAGCGCCCAGATCGGCGCGGCGCTTGAGATACCATATGAGGTGATGCTGTCGATGTTCAACAGCAATTACTCCGCGTCCCGTGCGGCGCTGCTGGAGTTCTGGAAAACGGTCAGAATGCACCGGGGCTGGCTTATCAACGATTTCTGTCAGCCGGTATTCGAGGAGTTCATGTGCGAGGCTGTGGCAAAGGGGCGTATAAAGGCACCGGGGTTCTTTTCTGACCCGCTTATCCGCAAGGCTTACTGCTCCGCAAAATGGACTGGTCCGTCACAGGGTCAGATAGACCCGCTCAAGGAGGTCACCGCGGCGGTCGTCCGCGTGCAGAACGGTTTCTCGACCAGGGACACCGAGGCGCTGGAACTGAACGGTTCGAGCTACTATGCGAACGTGGGTCAGCTCCGGACGGAGAACAAGCTGCTTGGCGAGGCTGGCGGAGGGGAGAAGATGACGGTGCTTGTGAACACCTCCGATGATGACGACAAGTCCGAAAATAAGGGGGACAACGATGGCTGAAATCAACTCGAATAATGCGCCGCGGGGCGTTACCGCTGCCGCCGGCGCGGACAAAAGATTCTGGAGTTTCCGGAACAGCTCGGAAACAGGCGGCGACGCCGAACTTGTATTATACGGCAGTATCAGTTCAACGAGCTGGTGGGGCGACGAAGTCACTCCAAAACAGTTCAGCGATGATCTGAAAGCGCTTGGCGATATCCAGGCGCTTACTGTTCGTATCAACTCCGGCGGCGGTGATGTTTTCGCGGCTTTTGCTATATATAACCGCCTGCTCGACCTGCGCAAGAAGGGTGTGAAGGTCAGCGCGGTGGTGGACGGTTGGGCGGCTTCTGCTGCGACGGTCATCTGCATGGGCGCGGAAAAGATATCCATACCCGCTGCGGCGATGTTCATGATACACGACCCGGCGGTCGGCACTTTCGGCTACTACAAGGTGGAGGAGCTTGATAAGATGGCGGACGAGCTCAAGACCATCAAGCAGGCTATTGTGGCGGCTTACGCAGGAAAGACTGGGAAAAGCGCCGAGGATATTTCGGCGGCGATGGCGGCTGAAACCTGGATGGACGGCACGTCGGCAGTGGAATCCGGCTATTGCGACGAGCTTATTTCTGCGGCGGAAAATACCGCCGTGGAGAACAGGGACGGACATTTCTTCGTTAACTCCGTCGAGATGCCTGGTATTCCGGAAAAGGTATTAGAGCGGTTTCCCGCTTTAAGCACAATAAGTAACACGATCAATGGAGCGGCGGGAGCTGCGCCGGCGAAAAAGACGACAACGGCAAAGGACACAACTGAACCAACGGAGGAACAGGGAATGGCAGATATCAAGGATATTGCAGGGCTTAAGGCTGCTTATCCCGATCTGTGCAGGCAGATCGAGAATGACGCGGCAAAGGGCGAAAGAGAGCGTATCAAGGCTATCGAGGACGCGACCGTGGAGGGGTTTGAGGACGTCGCTGAAAAGGCAAAGTACACCGACCTCATCACCGCGCCGGAAATGGTGGTTCGCGTGCTGAACGGCATGAAGAAGCAGGGTGCGGATTACCTCAGGAACAGGGAACAGGACGCACAGGACAGCGGCGCGGACGCTGTTCAGCAGCAGGCACCGGAATCCCCGGCGGACGATGACGACAAGAAGTTCAACAGCATGCTGGACGGCATATTCGGCAAGGAGGCTAAGTAATGGGCGGCAGATACACACCTGGCACCGATTCTATCGGCGCGGTCAACTTTTACGCGGGCAGCGAGTTCCCGCACATCAAGGGCAAGGCTACTGCCGAGGCGGCTGTGAGAAAATATGAGCCGGTGACCATCGCGGACGGCAAGATCAGCCCCGTGGCGGCTTCTTCCGCTGACAGCGGCGCCACTTACACCACCGGCGTGACCGGGCTTTACGGAATTGCGCTGGAGGATATCGGCGCGAACGAGATGGGCGCGGTGCTGCTTACCGGCGAGGTGCTGGCTGACGCGCTTATCGTCGCGGAAAACATCGATGTATCGGCGCTTGTCGTTCCGTTCAGAAACATCGGCATTTTCCTCAAGTAAGAGGAAAGGAGGACAAAAATGGATCTTTATACACCTACCAGGATCGAGGAAGTATTCAGACGCTCCCCGCGTGTGACTACGTTCCTCAAGAGCACTTTTTTTAAGGGCAGCAAGACTTTCGTCACCAAGAGCGTAAACTTCGATATCGTCGAAGGCTCTAGGAGCGTCGCGCCGTTCGTGAATCCCAAGGCCGGCGGTCAGGTGATCCCGAACAAAGGATATTCCACCAAGACCTACACAGCGCCGCTTGTTTCGCCGGAAAAGGTGACTGAGGCGGAGGAGATGCTCAACCGTATCGCAGGCGAACAGATCACTTCCAGCATGACTCCGGCTGAAAGAGCTGTGAGAAAGCTTTCAGAGGACCTCGTGGAAATGGACGAGATGATCACCCGCCGCGAGGAGGTAATGTGCGCCGAGGCGCTGTTTACCGGCAAGATCACTGTAAAGGGCAAGAACATCGACGACGAGATCGACTTCGGTTTCAGCAACACCGAAACCCTTTCAAAGAAGTGGTCCGCTGCGGGTTCAGACCCTATCGCAGATCTCCAGAAGTGGAAGAGAGCGATCTCAAAGGAAGGCTATGTCAATGCGAACATCTGTATCATGAGCGTGGACGCAGCGAACGCGTTCATTGGCAACGCTAACGTGCAGAAGCTGCTTGACATCAGAAACTACGAGATCGCGACCATCAAGCCCCGCGAGCTTTCGAACGGCGTAAGTTTCATCGGTAATATCCCGATGATGGGTCTTTCCATTTACACATATGACGAATGGTATCTGGACGACTGGACCGACCCTGACAGCCCTGTTACAAAGCCTTTCGTGCCGGACGGCACTGTCGGCCTGTTCAGCACCGCGGCGCGCTTCGACATGCTGTACGGCGCTATCAGCAACTTTAACGGAAAGACGCAGGCACCTCAGACCTTTACAGGCAAGAGATACTCCGAATCCTTCCTTTCCAGCGACAACCGCGTGCGCACCGTGCGCATCTCTTCCAGACCGCTTGCGGTTCCGCACAACCTCAAGAGCTGGTACATAGCGAAGGTGCTGTAATGATGGATTTCCGGGAGGCTGTGGAAAAGGATATCCGGGAGGTTTTCCACAATCTCAGGGAGTTTGCGGAAACTCACAGGGTGACATACAACGGCGTGGAATATGAAGTCACTGCCGTTATCACCAAATATATCCCGGAGGAATTCGAAATAACCGGCGGAAGCATGGACGGCTCCGGGCGATACGGCGACGGGATATACTCGCTGAAAAAGACGGTGTATATCCCGTATGAGGAGCTGGGAGTGCTTCCGGAGGTCAGAAACCGGATATTTATCGACGACGATGAATACGACATACTTTCCTCGGAGCTTATCCAGGGGAAGGAGATCGTGCTTTCACTTGAGAGGTTTGCGGAATAGTCTGCAATTCCACGCGCTTGTTCGCGCGTGAATGCTGGGAGGTTCGACGAGTAATGGAAGTAACTGCTGAACAGCTCCAGCGAGTCAATGAAGAGCTGCGGGGGCTGCCGGGAAACAAGGTGTACGCGGCGCTTTCGAATGCTGCGAACCGCGCCATGATGAGCGCCCGCGGGGTCGCCTGGAAATCAGTACACAGCATGTACACAGTGGACCGGGCGGCTTTCTATCAGGACACAAGGATACACACTTTCCGCGCGAACAAGCAGTCGCTTTCGGCGGCTGTAACGTTCGGCGGGTATCTCATTCCGCTTATCAGCTTCAACGTCAGGGGCTACAGGGCGCATGAGAAAGGACATGTGCGGCGGCTCAAGGCGGAGGTGCTGACCGGTATCCCGAAAGACCTCAAACACGCGTATATAACCGACCTTGGAAAATACGGCGTTAATGTTTTCGAACGTTATTCCACCGAGCGCAACAGCTCGCAGGCCCTTTACGGTCCGTCGGCGGCGCACATGGTGGAGAATGGCGAGGTTATCAAGGATATGGACGCAGCGGCAAAGGCGACTTTTGACAAGCGCCTTGACCATGAGATAGACAGAATACTGAGGGGGTACGGCGGAAGATGACAGTGACCGACCTTATGACGGCGCTTAAGGCGCTTGTCGAGGAATGCGTAAAAGACATCGTTCTCCCGTGCAGACCGGAAAAGGCGGGTGCGGAAACGACATACCGCCCGGCAAGGGTGTATCTTATGGACCTGCCGAAAAAGACGGACGACCTCAATCTTATTCCGTACATCATTCTTCAGGTGCTGACCGGGCAGGACGAGCAGAAGCCCGCGGACGATCCTCACAGCCAGGTCGGCGTGCGGTTCGCCGTCGGCGTTTACTGCGACGATATGGGCGAAGGCAAGCTGAATGTGCTGAACATCATCGAGCGCATTCGGCACCGGCTTTTGAAGCGCGAAGCCATAGGCGGGCACTTCCTGCTTATGGACAGGATAGACTGGGCTATCGACCCGGCTACTAACGGTCAGTACTTTTTCGGGGAAATGCTTGCGAGCTTTGAGCTTCCGCCGGTTCAGCCGGATTTCCCCGACTTTGATAACTTGGCGTATAAAAATACAAGATGGTTTACTGACAGAACGGAGGAACTTTCATGCCTAAGGTCAGAAATTTCGGAGTAAGCTCCGATACAGAACAGAAAGACGGAGTCTCCGGCGCGGCTGACACTGCGGGGGTGAGCACCGGGGCGGATATGACCGCTTCGGGAAACCCAACTTGTGAGCATGAGGAAGTTTCGGCGGTCACGCAGTCCGGATCTTCCGTCCCGCCGGTTCTGGTTTACATCGGTCCGTCGATATTCCGCACGCAGCTTATTTCCGGCCGGGCGTTCATCACGCACGGAAAAAAGCTCGACGAGATAATCCCGGACGAGCTGCATAACTATCCCCTGGCGCGCATGATGTTCGTCACACCGGAGGAACTTTCGGCGGTGAGAGCAAAGATACATGACCCGGGTACAGCCCTGGGCAACGCTTACAAGAACCTTTCCGGCAGATGAGGAGGACAAGGATAAATGGCTTACTATCACGGAATTAAGACCAGCGAGCAGGCGACCGCGCTCGCTACTCCGGCGGCGGTATCCGTCGGCATTACTTTTGCGGTCGGCACCGCGCCCGTATATCAGGGCGAGGGGGCTGTAAACAAGCTCGTTTACGCCAACAACTATGCGGAGGCCGTGGCGGCGCTCGGCTACTCCGACAACTGGGAGGATTTCACGCTCTGTGAGGTCATGAAAACACATTTCGGACTTTACGGAGTGTCCCCGGTAATATTCGTGAACGTGCTCGATCCCGCCGAACACAAGGAGTCTGTTGAGAGCGCTGAGATCGCTCTTGTGGACGGCCGCGCGGAACTGCCTGAAACGGCAATCAAGAGCACTGTAGTCGTCAAGGCTGCTTCTGCGGGCAATGCGCTTGTTGAGGGCACCGATTATTCGTGCTTCTACAACGACGGCAAGCTCATCGTTGAGGCGATAAAGGGCGGCGCGCTTTCCGGCTCGTCTGCCTATATCGCTTACGACAAGGTAAAGCCCTCCGACGTGGATTCCGACGACATCATCGGCGGTATCGACGTCAGCACCGGCGCAAAGAAGGGTCTGGAGCTTGTGAACTCAGTGTTCACGAAGTATGGCGTGGTTCCGGAATTCATCATCGCGCCCGGCTATTCCAGCGATAACGCTGTAGCGGCTGTCATGGCTGCGAAGGCGGATTCGATATGCGGGCTGTTCAAGGGCAAGGCCATCATCGACGCGGACTGCACCACAATCAAGAAGTACAGCGATGTTTACGGCTGGAAGTCTGACAAGAACATCAACGGCACAAACGAGGTCCTTTGCTGGCCTATGGTGGCGCTTGCGGGAAAGAAATATCACCTTTCTACCCACATCGCGGCGCTTGCGGCGACCGTGGATAACGACAACGGCGGTATCCCGTCCGAATCCCCGTCAAACAAGGCTATCCAGGCTGACAGCACCGTGCTTTCCGACGGTTCCGAGGTCCTGCTTGAGCTGGCTGACGCGAATGTGCTGAACAGCAAGGGCGTAGTCACCGCGCTGAACTTCAACGGCAGATTTGCGCTGTGGGGCAATGAGACTGCGTGCTATCCGAACTCCACCGACGTCAAGGATTATTTCCTCTGCATAAACAGAATGTTCGGCTATGTGGCGCAGACAGTTACCCTGACTTTCTGGGGCAAGCTTGACAGCAAGATGACGCGCCGGCTTATCGACTGCATCATCGACACGGTGAACATCTGGCTGAACGGTCTCAAGACGGCTGAACATATCCTGGGCGGGCGTATCGAGTTCAGCGAGGCGGAGAACCCGCTTACCGACCTGATGGCGGGCCGCATGAAGTTCCACATCTACATCACGCCGCCTTCTCCGGCGAAGGAGATGGAGTTCGTCCTGGAATACGACGCGGACTATGTTTCCGCGGCGCTTGGCGGTTAAGGAGGTACATGAATGGCACAGTTTTCAGAAATAAACATCGCATTCCGCGTGTACGAGAACGCGGTGGACTACTACGGAATTGCTGACGTAGACCTGCCGGATATCACCCAGATCACCGAGGAGATGCAGGGCGCGGGCTTCGCGGGAAAGTATGACGCGGTGATCATCGGTCATATCGAGGCTATGAAGACGACCATCAATTTCCGCAATCCTACAAAGATCGCGTACAATCTGTTTACCCCGGTGGAACACCAGCTCGATCTCCGTGCGAACGTGCAGGAGCGCGACACTGTTTCCGGCGTAAGACAGGTGGCGGTAAAGCACATCCTCAAGTGCACGCCCATCACCCTCAAGACCGGAAAGCTTGCGAACTTCTCGACAGGCGATACCAACGCGGAATATGCGGTGCATTATTTCGCTACTTTCATCGACGGTGCAAAGACCCTTGAGGTCGATCCCGCAAACTACATATTCTTCGTGGACGGCGTGGACTACCTTGCGGAGATGCGCAAGAATCTGGGACTTGCATAGTTCAGCGCCGGGAACGTCCGGCGCTGAACATCCGGTTTTCCTTTCCGCCCCCGGAGTGGGGACGGAATCCCGGCTTTGCCGGGAGCGGAAAATCTCGGGTTGGCGATTATGCCTTAGGAGCTTTAAACATCAGGAAATATAACAGGAGGAATCACTATGAGCAGCGTAGAGAAAGCAGACATGACAGAGGAGCAGGTGAGAGCGGAGGAATCCGCCCAGGGCGCGGACGTGTATGTCCACAAGTTCAAGAAGCCTTTCACCTGGGAGGGAGAAACCTATGAAGAACTTAAATTCAACTTTGGCGGGCTGACCGCCGCCGACATGGAAGATGTCGAGGATGAGATGGCCGCGGACAACCGCTATGCCATTATTCCGGAATACAGCACGGCTTATGTTATGCGCCTGGCTGCAAAGGCGGCTAAGGTACATATCAGCCTTCTGGAACATCTTCCGCTGTATGATGGCAACATCATCAGGAGAAAAGCCCGCGCTTTTTTTATGAGCGGGGAATAAGCAATGACCCGGCGGGCTGGTGGAGGCGCGAAAGTATTTATCTTTCGCGATATACGAATACTCCCGCCGGATTTTTTTACAACATGCCGCTTCGGCGGCTTGAAAAGTGGTTAAAGACCGTCCTTGATATCGCTAAGGAGGAAAAGAAGGAATGAGCAGCACACGTCGTGAATACGAGATGTTCTTCAAGATCACCGGAGCCATGGGCGGTTCTTTTTCTGCCGCTATGCGGAATTCCTCCAGCGAGATGAAGGCGCTCCAGACTGCCACCCGCACACTGAACTCACAGATGAGGGACATCAGCGGGTATCAGAAGCAGCAGAAGGCTATCGAGCGGCAGAACGAGATCATTCGCAATAGTGAAACGCGGCTGACGGAGTTAAGACGCCGCAATGCCGAGCTTGCACAGGAAATGACCAACACGGCGAACCCGACGAAAGAACAGCGGGGGCAGCTGGAACGCAATGCGGAACAGATACGGCGCTGTGAAAACGCGCTGGAGGAGCATAATCAGCGGCTTCGGGAAATGCAGGACCGTCTGGGTGACGCGCGTGCCGCCTTACAGGACGCGGGTATCGACACTGATAACCTTTCCGGCGATATGGAGAGATTACAGAGCCGGCTTGAGGAAATATCCAGGACGCGGAACTTCCTTTCGAACGTATCGGAGGAGCTGGAAACCACCCGGGCGCAGTTCAGGGACGCTGCAAAAGGATTTGCGGGTCTTGCCGGGGGGATCGGGGCGGCGGTCGGTACGGTGTACGCCAGCGCTTCAAAGCCTGCGATGAATTTTGAGAGCGCATTCACCGGAGTTCGCAAGACCGTTGAAGCAACGGAGGAAGAATTCGCGGAAATGCGGCAGGGCATTCTGAATATGTCGCAGACTGACGTCATCGCTTCGGCGGACGAAATTGCCGCCGTTGCGGAGGCCGCAGGTCAGCTCGGTATCCAGAAAGAGCATATCCTTGACTTCTCAAAGGTAATGATAGACCTAGGGGAGGCAACAAATCTTTCGGCAGACGAAGCGGCTTCTGAACTGGCAAAATTCGCGAACATCACGCAGATGGATCAGGGGGACTTTGACAAGCTCGGTTCGGTAGTCGTTGACCTGGGCAACAATTTCGCTACTACCGAGGCGGACATTGTTTCAATGGGCATGAGGCTTGCTTCCACCGGTGAGCTTACCGGATTATCGGAACCGCAGATAATGGCGGCGGCTACGGCGCTTTCTTCACTCGGTATCGAAGCGGAGGCCGGCGGTTCGGCTATGTCTAAGATCCTGAAATCCTTACAGCTTGCCGTTGAAACCGGGGACGGGCTTGAGGGCTTCGCAAAGGTCGCAAATCTTTCGCAGGACGCTTTCAAACAGCTGTACAAGCAGGATTCGCTCAAGGCGCTTTCCGCTTTCACAAAGGGACTGAACGACACCGAACGCAATGGCAAAAGCGCCGTTGCTATCCTGGACGACATGGGCATCACCGAAGTCAGAATGTCCAACGCGGTGCTTTCGCTCGCTTCTTCTGACGATATCCTGACCGACGCCGCCGATCTTGCCACAAAGGGGTGGGAGGAAAACAACGCCCTGACTGCCGAGGCTGAAAAGCGCTATGCCACGACGGAATCCCAAATCGACCAGGCTAAGAATTCTGTGGAGAACCTTGGTATCACCATAGGCGACATGACCCTGCCGATGATAAAGGAACTGGCGGGGGAGCTTACTGAAGCGGCAAAGGGCGCGCAGAGATGGGTTTCCGAGAATCAGGAGGGCATTAAGAAAGTTGCCGGGATCGCTGGAGAAGTCGCGAAATATGCGCTTATCCTCAAGGGCACGCAGGTGACATATCTTGGAGTAAAGACCGGGGCGCTGGCGGCGGCCAAGGGCGGCGCAAAGGTAGTCGCGGCGATCCAGGCGGCGCAGGTCGCAGGCAAGGGTAAGGGGCTTAAGACCTTCCTTTCCACCATGACCGGACTTTCTGGGTTGAGTGCGTCATTAGCGATATTCAGCGGCATTGCGGCGGCTATTGCGGCTATCGCGGCGGCTATTGCACTTAACCACGCTGAATACAAGAAAGCCGCAAAGGACTTTGTGGATGCCCGAATGTTTGAGAATGGACTGCCTAAACTCAAGGACTACACCGAGGCACTCAAGGAGAGCACATCGGAGCACTACAAGTATGCCCAGGAAGTGAATGAAGCATCGGACAAGTTGGACGATATCGAATATGAGATGTCCAAGGCGAAACAGTCGGTAGATCTTTATAATCAGATACTTGAAGAAAACGGAACGCTTACATCTGAACAGGCTGACGCTATGTACGAGCCGTTCAACACGTTGGTGAGCAAGCTGGAAGATGATTTTCAAGTCCGCTATAAGATGGTATTCAATGCGTTCACGCAGGCGGCGGAGGGTGCTGCAAGCAGTCTTGGCGTAAGCGTGAGCGAGATATCCGGCGTTCTTGACGGTTTCAAGGCGCAGTTCGGAAACGCCGTGGATAAATCGCAGGAAGCGGTCAACGAGTATCTCGAACTTGTTCGCGGCGGCGGTACGCCCACTGCGGAACAACAGGAGAATTTTGTTCGTGATATGCAGTTCATCTACGATATGACGAACGGCGAAAAATCACAGGCGCTGCGCGACTACGAGGAAAAAACAGAAATCCTTAAGGGTATAGATGTCGGAACAAACCAGCAGTCGGCGATAGACAACCTGAACGAGCTGAAAGAATACGCCGACACCTATCTAAAAGAAATAGACACGGCTCAGAAAGTGCTCAACGAAAACTATGATGAGATGAGGTGGAGCGCGGGGCGGATGCTGGAGCACGGCGACTACACAAAAGAAGAATACGACGCGCTCATGGATGTGTTTGATAAAGCGCAGGCGGTACAAACAGAAGATTACATTACCAAGCGCGATGAGTTTGTCGGCGGTCTTCAGGACACTGTGAGCACTGTTACAAGTCAGCTTAATCAGGCTGTAAAGGATCAAGCAGCGGTGAACGGTACTGACTGGTGGCAGAATATTCAGGGCACTTTCGCGGGATATTCGGCATACTTAGCAACAATATGGCAAGCACCACTGAACGGTGAAAATCCCATAGACGCTATGGCAGAAGGCTATGATAATTTCTGGCGGGCGCAGACCGATACGGCGCATGATAAGGCGTTGGAGAACGTGAAGAACATGTATTCCGATCTCAGCGACGCTGTTGACGAACTCAACGCTTCTGCCTCTATATCCGCCATCAAAATTCCGGTGGCTATCGAGGAGGTTCGGACAGAGCTGAAGCGCAATGCAGCACCGAAATTCATTCCGTCTTCGGCACTGGCTGAAATGAAAGCGGCCGGAATACCGGGGCACGCGAATGGCTCGCGGTATACGGAGAACGCGTTCATCGCTGGCGAGAATGGTCCGGAACTTATCGTCGGCGCGCCCGGGCGGCGTGTATTCACCGCTGACGAAACATCTATGCTGCTGGGTATCATGCCGCAGGCACTTTCCCTTGCCGCTTATTCCCGCGCGCGGTCGACTCCTGTCAACATCACCGTCAACAGTTCGTTCAGCGGCAGCAGCGCGGATTATTCCGCGTATAACGACGATCTTGCGGAAAAGATATACCGCATTTTCGTGGAAAAGGCTGACGATGAGCGGCGCAACGCTTTTTATTGAATTCCGAATTCTTAATCCCGGGCTATGGACGGCAGAATAACCATTTTGTTATAGCCAACAAAATGGTCGGGTAATTACAATTGTCATTACTTTTCCCATACCCGGGCGAATGTCTGGATATGGGACGATATCGGCGGGGCTTGCGCATGAACGAGTACCGCCGGAAATGCGCTTTTGGGGCGCGGTGATCCTCCTGGCTGCGGTTCCCGGGTGTACTCGGGGACTGCATGCGGGGCGGTATATAAACACATAAGTTAAAGACTTAAACAGGCTGTTTAAAGGGGTGGTTCTATGGGCAGCTACATCACTATTCAGGGCGATACATGGGATATCATCGCGCTGAAAACAATGGGGTCGGACAAGCTCATGGGTCAGCTTATCGAGGCTAATATCGAATATGCGGATACCGTTGTGTTCGGCGCGGGGAAAAAGCTTGTCGTTCCCGAATACACCGCGCCGGCTGACGAGCAGCTCCCGCCCTGGAAAAGAGGTCTGATATGAGCGCAGACTGGACGACTTCCAGTAAAGAACGTGCGCGGCGGGTTTCCGTCGCCGTTAAGATAAACGGTGCGGATATCTCGGAGGACATGGGAAAATACCTGCTTTCGCTTTCCTATTCGGACGAACAGGAGGGGAAAACGGACGACCTTTCCCTTACCATCGACGACCGGGAGGGCATATGGCTGCAAAGCTGGCTGAATCCGGCGGTTTCTTCGAAGAATTCCGGCGGCGGTTCGGGTTCCGGTAGTTCTTCTGAGTCTGGTGGTCTTTCCGTAGGCGATCCGGTAAAAGTGAAGATCGGCGCTAAAGATTATAATGGCGGCGGGCTGCAGGCCTGGGTATATTCGTATGACGGGTTTACCGTCCTGGAGATCGGCGCTATAAATCCGGATCGCATTGTTGTCGGGATCAACGGTGTTATCACGGCGGCGGTACATGTCGCCGACCTTGAAAAGAACGGCGCGGGAAAAGCAACCGGGGTCGGAAGTACCACTGTCAGCTCCGCGAATGGTTTGCAGGGGGCTTCGCTGGCAGTGTCGATAATCCAGAAAGACTGGGAGGACGACGGGGAACGGCGCGTGCTGGACTGCGGGGAATTCACCATTGACACCATTAAGGCTTCCGGCCCGCCGACCAAAATAACCATCAAAGCGACGTCGCTGCCGGCGGGTTCCTCCGTCCGGGCGGTGAAGAAGAACAAAAGCTGGGAGAATATCCGGCTTTCGGCTATCGCGGCGCAGATCGCGGCGGCCGGGAATCTTAAAAGCTATTTTTCCGGGGACTACGACCCGGTCTACAGCCGGAAAGAGCAAAGCAATGAAAGCGACATCTCTTTTCTTTCGCGGCTGTGTGTGGACGCGGGAATGTCTTTGAAAGTGACCGCCGGGGCGCTGGTGATATTCGACGAGGACGAATACGAAAAGAAGCCCGCTATACGGACTTTTTCGCCGAAAAAAGGGAATGTGCTATCTTACTCTTTTTCGGACGGATCATCGGACAAGTCTTACAGCTCCTGTCATGTGAGCTGGACGGACACGAACGGAACAACGATCGAATATACCTACACGCCGCGAATCGACAACCCGGGTACCGGGGAAGTACTTGAGATAAGCGAGCGTGTTGACAGCCGCGAGGAGGCTCGGAAGCTTGCTATGAAGCGGCTCAAGGCAAAAAACAAAGACCGTTTTTCAGCGTCGCTGAAAATCATCGGGGACGCCGGGCTTGCGGCGGGGGCTACAGTGAACGTCAGCGGCTGGGGCACGTTTGATGGAAAATACATGATAAAGACGGCGGCACATTCCATTGGCAGCGGTTACACTACAGATCTTACGCTGCGGAAATGCCTGGGAGGTTATGATGGCTGATATCAGGGTCGGAAAGGTGTCCAGCGTGAACGTATCGGCGCGGACGGCGCGGGTGATATTCGGCGATCGTGGGGATATGGTTTCCGGGGAACTGGCGGTACTCCGGAATTCCCCGCTTATCACGGCGGATATCACTACGGACAACAAAAAGTGGTCTGTTTCTGAAACATATTCCTCTGCGCCGCGCACGCTTGGCCGAGGGGAACACTATGACAAGGCTGAACCGGATAGTATTTCCGGCTCGCTTTCGCCGGACGGTCACAAGGTGGACGTTAATATTTACGGCTGGCTGCCTTATATCGGTCAGGTGGTCGTCTGCATTATTCAGGAAGGCGGCGAGGGGTGCGGCTATATCATCGGGGGTGTTTAAATGGCTGTTGGAAGTCTTGGAGATGTTGTTTTCGAAGTCAGCGATGACCGGAAGCTAACCTTTTCTGGCATGTCTTATTCAGTCGGGGCGCGGACTTCCGTACATAACCGGATAAACGGGCGGCCGCTTATTGAATTCCAGGGACCGGAAAACGAAGAGATATCGCTGACGATAAAGCTTTCAGCGTTCCTCGGGATAAATCCCCGGAAATCAATGTACAAGCTGGACGATATGTGCAGGGAGGGCGTTCCGGTGCGCTTGGTCATTGGGAAAACGCACTTTGGAAAGCACAGGTGGATTATTACCAAGGTGTCGAACAGCATTGAGCATGTTAGCAACCGTGGTCAGCTCCTTAGTATTACTACGAAATTAACTCTTAAAGAGTATGCGAAGAGGTGATATCGTGAAAACAGTCATACGCGGCGACGCGCCCGGCGCGCTTTCGGTCAAGCCGGAAAGCAAGTATGAAGAGATTCTCCAGAATATCCGGGTACTGCTTTCTACTGCAAAATACGATATCCCGCTTGCGCGGGAAATGGGGCTTGATGCCGAATACCTGCACAAGCCGCAGCCGGCGGCGGAAACGCTGCTGTATCAGACCATCGCGGACGCTATCGAGGAATACGAGCCGCGGGCGGAACTGGTAAGCATAGACTTTGAAGAGGACGCTGCGAGCGGCGTGATTATTCCGGTTGTGGAGGTGGAGATAAATGAGTGATGAGAGGGCTTTTCCAGATATCAGCTTTGTTGATTCGGACGCGTCGGCTATCCTTTCGGAGATGATAGCCGGGTACGAAGCTGAGACCGGGAGGACGTTATATCCTGCAGATCCGGTGCGGGTGCTTCTGAACTACGTCGCGGCGGTGATATCGCAGGAACGCGTCAAAATAAACGATTCGGCAAAGATGAACATGCCGCGGTTCGCGCGTGGGGACTATCTGGATTCCCTTGCCGAAATATTCCGCGGGGTTGAGCGGCTTGAGGCTGTTCCGGCGGAATGTATGCTGAAATTCTCGATTTCGGCGGCGCAGGATACCGGGGTAATTATCCCCGCCGGGACTCGGGCGACTGCGGACGGCTCTATTACTTTTTCGACTGTTTCGGATATCGTTATTCCGGCCGGGGAAGTGAGCGGCGCGGTAAAGGCTGTGTGCGATATTCCGGGTACAGTTGGAAATGGATATCTTACGGGGCAGATAAAGAGCTGCGTGGATATTTTTCCGTATTTTTCGGCTGTCGAGAATCTCGACACTACCGGCGGCGGGTCTGACCGGGAATCTGACTCCGGGCTTTACGAACGTATGCGGGAAAGCGTGGAGGGATATTCGACAGCCGGCCCGGCTGGGGCTTACATATATCATGCGAAATCTTCGAGCGCGCTCATCGAAGATGTTACGGCAACGTCGCCGTCTGCCGGGAACGTGGATATCCGCGTGCTGCTGAAAGGCGGTAAATTCCCTGATCAGGCTGTTCTTGACATCGTTTCGGCTGCGCTGAACGATGAGAAGATACGTCCGCTGACCGACCATGTGACTGTTTCCGCGCCTACGGAAAAGGCGTTCAACGTGGCTCTGACTTACTATGTTGAGAGCGGCGGGGAACTTAGTCTTTCGGCTGCGGCGTCGGCGGTTGAGGGCGCGGTCGCGGCATATATCGACTGGCAGACCGCGAAGATCGGGCGGGATATAGACCCGTCAAAGCTCATTCAGCTTGTGATGAACACGGGTGTTAAGCGCGTGGTGGTGACTTCGCCTGTGTATACCCCAGTTGGCGCGACCGAGGCGGCAAAGCTCGGAACAAAGACGGTCAGCGCAGGAGGCTACGAAGATGAATAGAGATGATATCCTGCGGATCCTGCCGCCCGTCCTGAAAAAGGACGGCGGGTTCGCGGCGCTGGGAAAAATCATCGCGGAACAGCTTGCGAAAAATCGGGAGCTTACGGATAAGGCACTGATTTACCCGGCTATAGATAAGCTTGACGAGCCTGTTCTGGACGCGCTGGCCTACGATCTGAACGTCCCCTGGTACGATTACGAGGGCGGTCTTGAGAGCAAGCGGTCAACTATTCGGGAATGCTTGCAGATACATCAGTACAAGGGTACGAAGTACGCGGTCAGGGCGGCGCTTGAGGGCGTCTATGAGAATGTGCGGGTTCGGGAATGGTTTGAATACGGCGGGGAGCCGTATCACTTCAAGGTGACCATTTATGACAGCGGCGGAGACGCGGAAAAGCGCGGGCGGGTGCTTGCAAAAATCAAATACTACAAGAATCTTCGCAGCGTGCTTGACGAAACAGAATTCATCATCGGCATAAAGGCTGAAATGCCAGTGTATGCCGGCTTTGGGATATGCGGAAAAACAAAGCGGCTGAAATGCGTGATAAATGAACGCAGGATCATCGGCGTGGGCGCGGATATCGCACTTCATTCCGGTGTTAAGATATGCGGAAAAACAAAGCGAATATTTACGGAGGTAAGCAATGGCGACATGGAATAACAGCGTTATCACTAACGCGGGGCTTGAGCTGCTGGAGCAGTCGCTTTCCGGCGATGGGATAGTTATTTCCCGTGCGGCTCTTGGCGGCGGTACGGTCGATGTGTCGGCACTTGTGGATCAGACCGCGCTGACTGATCCTCTGGTCGGTACGACTGTGGTTATATCTTCACAAAAGCCTCTTTCGGGGTCTTCTGGAAGGGAGATAAAGCTCCAGATCAGGAACACGGGACTTTCAGCGGCGGCGACGTTCAAGCAGGTAGGAATATTTGCGGCCTGCGGCGGCGTGGAGGTCCTTTTTGCAATATCGCAGGACGAATCAGGCGAGGAGATTCCGTCGGCGGCTGAATATCCTGACTTCATGGAGGAATTCACTGCCGCCGTGGCTATCTCGCAGACTTATGGAGTCACAGTAGAAGTCAGCTCCCTGGCGTTTGTCACGAAAGCAGAACTTGAGGAGTCACTTTCGGGGAAATCAGACAGCGGGCACAAGCACACGACGTCCGATATATCAGACCTGCCTAAGCTCGGAACAGCAGCGCAGAAAAACGCGGGGGATTTCGTGGACGCCGCTGACAAGAATGCGCAGACCCTTATCCCCGCTGGTTCTGATATTCCGGCCTGGCTCTGGGCGAACGCAAAAAAATATACGCGGTACTATTCGAAATACGCAAGTTCCAACAGTTATGTGAACGCCCCGCCGCATATGCAGAGCGGCTCGGAACATATTGCATACTATTGGTTTGACGGCATGAACGTCACAGCTATCGGAGAATGCGGTATGATGTATGCCGGAATTCTTATTTCTGGTGTTTTTTCGGGCTGGTCGCCGACAAGGAGCGGCAAGAACGAGCTTGACAATCCGGATTTTCGTATAAATCAGCGCGGGCAGGCTGAATACACCTCCGGCTACACGGTCGACAGATGGTATTCTCCCGGGAAGTGCAGCGCAGCGCCGATTTCCGGCGGTGTGAAGCTCACCTCTACGGTAACAGCGTCGTCAACAACCCACGCTTTTTGGCAGGGTTTTGAGTTCCCGCTTCCACCGGGAAAATATACGCTGTCTCTCAAGGCAGCGGACGTCACCGGAGTATGGGCCGCGCGTATCCGCACTGTGACCGCAGCCGGGGACTACGTTGACAGCTACTATACTTTGGCGCTTCGCGAGGGAGTGAACAAGGTATCGGTCGACCTGCCAGATGGCGAATACATCTCCGCAGTCTCCATCGGGTTCAACAAGGGCACCGAAGCCGGGAACTCCCTGAAGCTCGCATGGGCGAAGCTGGAGAGCGGTTCACTGGCAACGCCGTTCGTCCCGCCCGACCCTGCGACGGAACTCGCGAAGTGTCAGCGCTACTACCAGATGCGCACCACAAACGACATCGACCCGCTGGATTTACGTCCCAGCATGAGGACAATAACAGACATCAAGGCAGTAGAAGGAGGATACGCATATGTCGCAGAATTATGATGAAATCATCGAACCGCGCGAAAATGACGAGCAGCGTGCTGCTCGGGAAAATCGGCTGCGCACCGCCGAGATATCCCGGAGATTCGTTGAGATAGACCGGGAAAGAATACGCCCACTTGCTGCAATAGTTGCGGGCGTCGGAACAGATGAGGACAAGAGCAGGCTCAAGGCGCTTGAGGAAGAAGCGGCACAGCTCCGTGCGGAGCTTGCGGCAATGGAGGAAACATGACTGTAGAGAACATCATCACAATTATCAGCGTAATCGCCGCGATATCCGGTATCATTTTCGGCGCGGCGGCGTTCGCGCGGAACAAGCGGGACGATAATCGCGAGGACGGCTCATACCGCAGCGATATCGGGTACATAAAAGCAAGCATGGACGACATCAAGCGCAAGCTGGACAAGCAGGAACAGCAGTATCTTGACCTTGTAACGCGGCTTACGGCGGTGGAATCCAGCGCAAAGCAGGCACATCACAGAATAGACAGACTGGAGGGCAACAACCATGAAAATTGACTGGAAGAGAAAGCTCACAAGCCGTAAGCTCTGGGTAGCACTCGCAGGCTTCATCGCTGGACTTATCGTAGCATTCGGAGGAAGCTCGGAGACAGCGGAAACCGTTTCCGGCTGCATACTCAGCGGCGCGGCGGTCGTAGGATATGTCATCGGCGAGGGGCTGGCGGACAGCTCCCACAGGGAGGACGACGATGGCTAAATATGCAGGTATAGACCTTTCCTATTCACAGGAAAAGGTGGACTACAAGGCTCTTGCAAAGGCTAAGATCATGAGGAAGCCGCTTAAATTCGTCATGATCAGGCTGGGGCATGGCAGAAAGAAGGACACACTGTTTGAGCAGCATTACAAGGGCTGCAAGGCGGCTGGGATAAAGGTAGGAATTTATCACTGGAGCTATGCCAAGTCCGCTTCGGAGGCACGTGTTGAAGCAAACTGGGTGCTGGAACAGCTTCGTGGACTTGAGATAGACTATCCCATCGCTATGGACTTCGAGGATAAGGGCGTGCTTGCGGCGGGACTTTCCAGGGAGGAATACACCGATATCGTCCGCGCATATCTTTCGACTATCCAGGCCGCGAACTACTATCCTTTACTCTATACGGGAAAGTACACAATAAGGGATCATCTTGACAGCGGGCTGCTTAAGGAATTCGACCTCTGGCTTGCTCAGTACACCTCCGAGGGATATCAGGCGCAGCTCGGTCAGGTTATGTGGCAGTTCACGGTCGCCGGTCACCCTGAATGGGATTACTCGAAACAGGGGAGCGTCGCCGGCGTGACCGGCCCGTGCGACTGCGACTGGGCTTATGTCGGATATGCTGCCAAGATAAAGAAGCTCAAGATGAATCAGCCCCTTGTCGCCGTTCGCGCCGAGAAACTCGTCCGCTCCTCCGAGGTCGATTCGGAGAAGGCGTTGCTTCGCAGCAAGGGGTACACTCTGCTCTGACTCCATCATCGGCGCTTTTAATATCTTTATCCCGGGTTAATGCCCGGGATTTCTTTTGGGGTTACCGGACATTTTTCCTTTCGTCTTTATTTTTTTGCAGATTCTTCCCAAACTTAATTTTTCGACTGTTATAAGCTATTTTTGAATTAAAAATGCATGGGTGTCAGATGGGTGTCACAAAAGATTTAAAAGATGCTTTATAATCGTATGTAATGGGATTTTTGTACTACTTTCGGGACGCAGAGGTCGCAGGTTCGAATCCTGTCATCTCGACCAGAATCGCTCACGACATGTGAGTAAAAGATGAACACCTCGGTTTCCGGGGTGTTTTTGTTATCTGATTATACTACGGAGGTAACAATGGCTGAACAGACAATGTCCCTTGAACGTGCAATGGAAAACGCCATCGTTTCTACGGAAATGGAAGGCTTTGTTGTTACAAGGGAAC